CCAATCCAGAAACAATATGTATGGTAAGAACTTTGAAGGAGAATAACAAAAAGTTTTTCATATTAGATACTAACAACAATCCGGTGGAGATAACAGATGGAGATGAGTTCCTTAATAAATTAATTGAACGCAACCAGGAATCTCTAAACACATATCACCAGATGTATGAGAATCTGCTGTTGTTTGATCAAATTTTAAACTTTCTTGATTAAGGTTTAATAATGAAGATGATACACCAACATTATATCCAGTAATACCACTAAAACCACGTATACATCCAGTAAATGATGTTGAAGTAATTCCAGTATAAGAGATTATCTCATCACCTATTTTTAGAAGTCCATATTCTGATGGAAATCCTTTTGTACTTGGAACGTTAATTACAGTGTCAGTTGTTGATATTCCAGCAGAAATAGTTGTTAACCCTACAACTACTTCAGGAACTAGATTATCTACTTTTAGATATTGATCTAAATTACTAATAATATCGGTTGGACCACCTTGAAACTCTTGTGAAATAAAATATTGTTTAAAAAATTCTGTGGCATTAGGAAAATCAGATACCAAAAATTCAGGCAACTGATTTTCAATAATCGTATTGACTTGTATTCTTCTGTCAATTTGTGACATAAATTATTTCCTCTCTAAATCTCCATTAGAGTAACTAGATGTGTAGTAATCTCTTGTAAATACAACTCCCGAAACATCTTCACCTGAAGCAATTACATCTTTAGTGGTATTTATTGTGCTTTTCGATACGTCAAAATTAAGATATAAATCTTTTAATCCTACAACATCATTTGATTCTGGGAATGCTTGAACTTCGATAATATTATTTTGACTTACTGTTGATGTTATATTAATAGTGTTTAGAATAACTTCACCCTTCTTATAGTCAACAATCCCTGCATCTTTAACTATAACCCTCTGCTCACCTTTATTATTTTTTGTTACTACACTGAGTGTTCCCATATTACTACCATCTAAACCTCCAGAGGCATTTTTATTTGGTACATCAGTAATATATGCAATATCATTAAAACCATTAATTGTAAATCCTGTGCTTTTTATATTATATCCAGCAGGATTGATATTAAATTTGTTACCATAACATAGTTCATATTGTGCAAATTGATTTAAAAGTGCTTTCAAATCTCTTCTAATAATTACTTTTGTAATATTAGAAGTAATTCCATTATCCACACGATCAATTAGAGAATTTATTTTACTATATTTGAATCTACCACCAAATTTATTAATCTCTACATTAGAAGCATATTCATTTAAAGAATTAATAATTCCAGTTCTTAAATCTGTTGCTGATGCAATTTGTGATGGATTATAATATGCAGTTGTATTTACCTCCACATATAGTATTTTTAAGTCTACTATTTCAGAATTAATACCAGCGATAGAGTAGCTCTTTAATTTATTTCTTATTTGTGATTTATCAAAATCTGATATAAACGATCCATTTTTTGGTTTGATACTAATTTGAACTTGTCCAAATTTTGGAGGATCTAATTCTTCACCACCAACCACTGCAACAGAGTCAGTCTGAGGATAAATTTTTTGAATTATAGTTTCATAATCTCTTGGTGTAACTGCTCTATGTTGTGCTGAGTAAAGTCTAGGAGCAAAATACTTAATAGTAGATACATCTTCAACTTCGGCACCATTAGAAGCGTTTGTGATAGTAGTAACTGTTATGTTATCAGAAGGTGTAAATAGTGTGCCATCACTCTTTGTAAATGATCCTTGAAAACTGAAATTTGAAGGACCGTTTCCATCTTTTCCTTCAGTAACAATATATCTTGCTGTGACTACTGATGCATTTTCTAATTTTTTTCCAAATAATCCATCACCAAATAATATTTCATATTTTTCATCTTGAACTTCTTGTGCAAGATAAATTTCTGAGGTCTTTGTAAGATTCAATATATTATCAACCATTGAAAACTTTCTACCCAAACCAACGTCAGCAGTTCCTTTCACATAAACACGTAGAGTCGAACTATCAATATTAGGACTATCAATAATATATCTTTGATCTTGAGAAGTATCGACTGAATATACTCTTTGAAGTAAAGTTCCTTCATAGATACTGATTGGATCATCAAATTGGGCAAAAGATGTTCCACCTATATCTCTAACTCTCGTTGAAGTGATTTCGTCTGGTATTGAAAAACGATATGTTGTATTTTCAACATTACCAACACAAACAAGACCTGAACGTAAGGTTAAGAACCTTGGAGTGCTATCATTCGTAGTTCCTAAGTTTATATCACCAATACTAATTGTGGCGATTGCAGCGGTTTTTGAGCGGGGTACATAACCAATATTTCTTGCAAGTGATACTACGTTTTCACGAATAGTTGCAGAGTCTAAAAACGATTCATTTGCTACTAAGTTTGCATTGAATGAATTGATATAGGTATTATATGCTAGAGTATCAATTAAAACTGAAAAGTTAGAACCTTCAAAGTCAAAATCCGTGAAATTTGAGTTTGAACGAAGAAAATCTTTAATTTGTGCTTTGATTTGATCAAAGTCTAGACTTGTAAACTGTGTAAAGGGCATATTATCTCGTTGGTTCTAATATAAATGTGAAAGATTGTAGGGGAGACTGTAAACCTACGATTTCAAAAAGCACTTTTACTTCAATTGCATTAGAATCTGGTTTTGCATCAACTTCAACACCTATATCACCTACTCTAGGTTCATAATTACGAACTGTTTGTCTAACCATATCTTCAATTATCATAACACTTGAACTTGAAAAGTTCTCAAACAACATCTCACGGATGTTTGTACCTAAATTTGAGTCAAAAAATCTTTCTGTAGGTATCGTTTCGACTAAATTTCTCACTGATCTTACGATTGCTCGCTCATTTATGATAACAGGTAGGTCTTTTGTCACTGGATGTGGGTCAAAAGACAAACTGATATCCTTAAATGCTCTAGATTTGCGTTGAATCGCCATTATTAATGCTTTTAGTTTTATTTATACCCTATCTTGCATAATCTTTCATCACGTAATCATCAGTATCGAAGTATTCGAGCACCCACCAAGCAACACTGCGTGGATTTTTCGCTCCACAAGTAAAAATATCGAACGCAACACAGTTTTTTTCTGGCCAAGTATGGCAAGAAAGGTGACTTTCACCTAAAGTTAGGTTAACAGTTACTCCATATGGGTCAAATTTGTGTGTGTAAGTGTTTAAAACCTTTACTCCCTCAATTTTACAAGCATCAACGCACACTTGTTCAATTTTTTCGGCATCATTTAACTTCTCAAAGGGTACATTATACACTTCGACAAGTAAATGTGTACCCATGTGAGCATTTTTTACGTGTTTCATCCTAATTCTGGTTCAATATTGATGTCTACATTGCCTGTTTTTGGTTCAAACGGTTTTCTTTCCTCTTTTTCTTCAACTTCACTGCGTTCTTTCGCTGTTTTCCAGAAATAATTCTCTTCTGACCCCAATCCATCCCGATCATGACCGTTTTCAACTTGGTAATATACAGTTGAGACCTTAAAATCGGGCACTTTTGGTGTTTCTGGAGTAATACTGTTGTCATAAATTCTCATTCTGTTGTTTGGATAGAGACAAAACTGCCCATTATCGAGTTCTAAGAGATTATGAGACTTATGTTCGGCAGGTTGTTCGCTTGTAGAGTAGTCAATTGCGTCTACATCTTGATGATAATTGTCTAATGTACAAATATATGTGCCAGTTTGTGTTCCAAAGTCCCTTGTAAGCACTTCATAGTGCATTGAACCAATAAATTGCTTCTGAACTGCCACTACACCATAGTCCATACAGTTCCAAAACTGTAAATTATGCAATGTCATGTCTGGTGTAGGTGTTTCTGGGTCGGTTGTAAACGCAGAAATCGGTAATTTATCGAACATTGCTGCATAATCGGGCAAATATGTCTCAAAATAGAACGCTCGACCCGGAATTGACTTCGCGGATACCCAAACTCCCTTCACAAATTCGCCATGACCACTCTTATGGTCGGTTAAGTACTCTTTTCTTACCCATACTTCGTAAGAAGGTAAATTCGCAATTAGACAGGCCATTACTTTCCTTGCCCTCTTGGTCTTTTACGAGCCGAGTTACGCGAGGTAGCCGCGTATTTTGAGTGTTTTCCCTTACCTTGTCGAGTTTTTTTGGGGCGACTTTCGATTGTTTCACCCATACTAAACGTTTTTGCCATTAATCAGGTTCCTCTTCTGTCATTTTTGTAGTAAATTCACTGGGGTCATTCTTCCCTGTGAGGTAAAATTCGACTGCAAAGTCTTGCATTCGGTCAAAGTATTCGTTTTGAGATAAGTCAGTAAAGACTGCCTCACCATTCTTCAGTATTGTATAGAGAGTTCTACGTATGGGGGTCATAATACCTGAGTAAGAATATGATGATTGCAAGTATGAGTAGTGCGGAGAGTATTGTGATGATCATTAGATTACCCTTGTCTTCTCATGTCCGACACGAATCCGAGGATCGCACCAGATTTCATAACCTGCTTCTTTGGCATCGAGACAGAACGAGACATCTTCACCACACATATCCTGTACATTACCAGACTCAAAGACCTGCATCTTTGGAGCAAACCAAGGATAAGGCATCTTCTTGTCCTCAAACACACCTTTCTGTATGAGTAACCAACCAAATCCTGCATAGTCTACAGTAAATGGTTTCTTTCTCTTCTGTATCGTATCGAGAGTTTCGTGATTCATCACACCACCGTTGGATGCAAAGTCATCTTCCTCTAACCAGTGAGCAACCGATGTAGTGCGACCATCTTCAGTACAATACCAACCAGATACAATTGGTCGAACCTTTGATTCATCAACTGCAACCTGTGTACCAACGACCTTTGTAATTACCTTTCCATCTTTATCTTTTAACTCAACACCTTTGTTATCCTTTACTGTTTCTCTAACTTCCTGCTTTGTAATTGCTTCTGTAGGAATTGAATTTAAAATTAACTGATAGAACTTTGCTGTATCGAAAACTATATCAGAATCAATCCATAATTGCCAATCATATTCTAATTTACCATCCCAAGGTAACTGATCAGGCCCTCGAAGAACATTTGCACCTAAACATTTACAACGGGCGAAATTTACCATCGAAGAATAATCCTGAGATATCTGAATACCTCCACCTGCTTGTACAATATCAAAACATAATTGTACGAAATTCTTCAAATATGTGTATGAAACTCCTCGACCCGGAAGACAGAATACAATCTTCTTTCCTTTGATTAATGCTTTCGCAAGTTCGTAATCCCATTCAGGTTCTTTCTGAACAGGTGCTTTTGGTTTGACTTTAAAACCTTTTGCCATAATTAATTCATTCTATAATTATATTTTACATCAATATCTAGGTGATGTCAATAAGAACTCTCTTCAAGTGTTGGAACGTAATCTTTCGTGTTTTCCGTAACACATGAGTAAGTTATTTCTTCTTTCCAATAAGAAGTATAAAGTTTATTCCATATTATATCAAATTCATGCTGATCTAAATTTTTAAAGAGACATTTATCGTTTAAGTAGATGTGATAGGTATTACACATGGGTTTTTCCGAAGTACTTGTAATGAATAATTGGTTTAACTGTGTTAATTATACTATACAATACTGTATTCTGTCGAGCAGTTACAGGAATAAACTCAGTGGTATGATCAAATTCTTCGTCACGAACTGCTTGATTAATAACAATCGATCCATTAACTCCAGAGATGGAGCGATGGTATGTGCCTGTTGGAATGACAAGGGCTCCGCAATCTCGATTTAAGTGCACGATATGATACGGATCTGACCACTTTGGATTCACTAATTCAAATGTACGATCTCCGGATATGACTCTGTTATGGTCAACCTGATGATAGTGGATATAAAACTGTTTAATTCCATCATACTCATCAGGAGGACTTACTGCAGGGCCTGCATGTTCAACTAGATCCGTCGCATTATTGTTCTTTACAGAGATATCATAAAAAATCACATCGGGAGTTTCACGAAACACTTGATGTTTTACAAATTCAATTTCATTCATCACTTTCAGTAATAATTACGTCATCATCATCAATCTTCCAGTTGAGGTTTGTATCTTCATACCACCCCATTTCATTGATGATCCACTCTGGTATTATAGCACGATATTCTCCAGTTACTGTATCAACCTCTATGGATGTAATATAGCCCCCGGAATTTTTTTGCATTCTGTGAAAACCTGTAGTCGTTTTTATATAGCGAAAAAAAATTTTACAATGCCTGTTATATTTGTGTCGCTTCCGTAACACTTTGTAGACTAGGGGTGTCGCGCGTTTTTATAAACGGGGGGATCAACAAACAACAACTGCTGATCCCACGAACGAACGAATGGCTATCCCCCTGCCATTCGTGAGTATAAGAAGTTGCGTCTGCTGAATGTCATGCGATCCACCAGTTTGTAAGTACCAAACCCGTTATCAAAAACGTAACCTTCATGCTCTGCTTCATCACCTTGAAAGTAAACTTCTAAAGAATAATCATGTCTGCACTGATACAACGCAGCAAGTTTGATACAACGAACCAACGACCACAAACGGATCAGGTTACGATCCACTCCCTCAAACTCAAATGTCTCTGGGTGAATGTCATCACCATTACGGATCGCTTTATTAAACGCTTTCTTAAGTTTCGCTGCTGTCTTCTGATCCACGAACTGAACGGAAGCAGCAATCTGTCTTGCAAACTCAACACGATTACCCAGTTCAAAACGATCATCTTTACCTTCTAAGTGGTTATAATATCCTGAGTACATACGACAACGTGGGCGAACGAACCGACACGCTGCGGTTGACTTCAATTCATTTTGATTGATTGGCAATCCATAGGCATCACGAAGTCCATTATCTCCCAATTCGTAACGAGTATGTGGAGCAACGATTATATCTTCACCCGTGTGATCGGGAAACAAATAGGTTAATGTATTCGGTGTATATTCCCTTTCACCACCAAACCCGATCCAGTCACCTTGATATATGTAAGGTGTATCAGGTAGAAACTCAAGACAAAACTGTAAGATGTGAACTAATACGGGAATGTGTCCGTAGTAGTGTTCAACGTCCTCACCATTATAACAAACCTTTGGATCTTTCTTATTAAATACGGACTTCGTGCCTACGAACTTCTTACCCGTGACAGGACAACGACCCCACACAATCGCGGGTGCGCCATCAATTTTAACGGATAGACGACCTGCTGATTGAAACCAGCCGAGGACATCTAAATCACCCGTGAGGATTGTGTCCTCTGGGTGTTCAATGTGTTTAATGTTTGTCATTACGCATACCTCCCTGCTGGATGTGGGTTTGATGGTGTGCAACCGAAAGAGGCAAAGTACTCATCCATTGCCTTAAGGTCTAACTCTGGATCATCAAAGTCAACTCCTGCAATGTGGTCTACACCCCACTCTGCAACCTCATCTATGAAAGTTGCGAAGTCTTCGCACACATAAGCAACGTTTTCAAAGTTGTCAACGTCTTTGATACGGTTGATGAGTCTTTCTGTTTTGTTCATTGGGGGTAATTCCTTTGTATACTATTATTATAATGGGAAAGGGGACTTAATGTAAGCCCCCTTGTGCCAGTTTGTTAATTGGGTAAGTAACCGGCTACTTCCATGCCCGGCTCATCATAAAACCAACTGATTCCAACATCTGGGAAATTTTCTTTAATCTTATCAAAGATTCCATAAGGTGGCGACCATGCGGTATTAAATCCAAACTCGGCCGTATCCTCTTCAATATCGGCCATGAATTTGTCGCACATATCCCACTTTGTTCCCCAGTTGTCAACGCACCAGTGATACCAGCGATCGTCGTTTTTGCCATCTGGAAAGTTGAAAGTTTCAGCAACTACTTCACCATCTGAGTTTTTAATCTCCTCTTTAATGGGAAGTTCGCCTTTATCGTTTGGAATTTTTGTGAAGTCAGGTCTGGGAAAGATTGCATTAAATGGATCAGGCCCATCCATAAGCTCACATAACCTGTCGAACTGCTCTGAGTTGTCTCCATTGTCAGATAGTCTAACTCTGTTTTCGCACCAATTTGGCATAATTTTTTATGGGGGTTGTAATACTTACATTATAAAGGACTGGTTGCATAATACAACCAGCCCGAGTGACAGTAATTAAACTGTCATACCTGAGATAAAAGGAACAACGGAACCTGATAATCTATCGGATAGATACCAAACCCAATCTTTTTGAAAGATTCCCATGCTTGGGGCAAACTCATCTAACAACGCATTAAGTCTGGATTTTGTGGTTACTGATTGCCAACCACCGTCTTTGATTGTGAGTTTGTGGGTTGCTGTATCTAAAGATGCAATGTGATTGCCATGTAAGAAAACATCAACATCGGTTGTAACACCGTTTGTTTTGAAGCATCTCACGGAAGTGTTTGCTTTGGAAAAGTTGCGTCTGTAGCGAATCGCTGAGTTCATTTCCATTTCAATTTTGCGCATAACTTAAGGGGGTGATTGTTTGCTTACTCCTATTATAACCGATAGGAAACGGGTTGCGAGTGTTGTTAACAAATCGACACATTACTTTCTTTTTAAGTAATTTTTATAATACTGTGTCTTTTTAGGGTCAGCACCCAAAAAATACTCCATCAGATCAACCTTAGAATCTTCCAGAGCTTTGTAAATTTCTTTTGATTGCTTTTGATTGTATTCAATCATTTTATAAAAGGGGGGTAAAAAAAAAGAATTGTAGAGATACTTCACCAGAGCTTTTAACTACTGGGGCGGAGCTCCGCTTTCAAGGGTGGGAATAAGTTGCAACTATCGGTGGATTACCTTTCGGCCTACCCGCTTCTCCCGCTTCACTATCCCTGCTCTCTACTCTTCTATTATAAGGGGATTTGTACCCGATGCGTGGAAGTGTGTGACACATATTTAATTGTCCTCCTTCCACTTGATTTTGCCTTCTGAGTTTGCTATATCAAAACAGATTTCACAAAAGCAATCAACCAACGGGAAATTGTCCCGCCAGTTGTAATCTTCCTCTAATGGTGCGTCCCAGTAGTAATAAAGATCGGGTTGATAGTCTGGGTCATTTTCATCTTTCTTCTCAAAAGATAAAAAATCATCAAAGTTTCCGCACTGGTCACAATATGCCATTATTTTCTTCTCCTGTTAACTGCTCTGTAGTCAAGTTCTGTGGCGATTGCCATACCCACCGTATACAATGCATAACAACCGCCTATCAGTATGAGAAGTTCCATTACTGGCATATCTCCTGAAAACGATTGTTTGCAATTTCAATTTGTTTCTCTTCGTCAAGATAAGGGAATGCTTCCTGTACCTCTTCAAAGATTGTTAGTAAGAGGTCTTCGTGATGTAAAGTAGACATAAAAATAAGATTTCCATAGTTTTATAATAAGATACCCGCTGCAAGAATGCAACGGGTTTTGTGACAGTTATTCAACTGGTTTCGATAACGCATCAAAGTGCGGGTAGAAAAGATCATCCAATATCTTCTCTGATAACACCTCTTGAGCATCGGTCATTTTGAATCTATAATTCTTAAAAGCATCATAGATTAATTCATATTCTGTCCGTGTCATAAAATTCAGGGGGTTTTATGTTCATCCCTATACTAGGTCATCTTGGCCCAAAATCAACCAGCCAGTGTGACAGTAATATTAGTGGCACATTCAAACCCCATTCGAGTATTTTCTATCTTATAATGAAAATAAGCGAAAGCAAATAGTCTGGGGTAGGACTAAAGAAAAACCTTCGCCACTCCTCCTGCCTTGAAATAATATCTGCAATCTTCTGTAACAATTCCTGTCAAGTTTCGCTGTGACAATTTGCCCACTGACACACATACTCGTCTCCTCTTGTGACAATAAAAAAACTGACACATGGCCGATTGACAACTTGCCCTTGCCTATGTCAGTCTAGTTTACAACTAACTTTAACTTTTAACTTAACACACATATGACACTCACTTATGCGTATGTACTATGAATATGTGCGACAAACCCGTGCATGATCTCGTGCGTATTTGCACATCTAACCATGCACATCATATCTCGAGCTCATATGCACATGACCCCCATCATGCACATCTCGTCGAGATTAAGCATAATGCCTATATGCTAGCTCTGCATAGTCGAGATGCGTATGACTATGGCTGTATTGCTCGTCGAGATCGTATGACCAATCATCGTCGAGATCGTCTGCATATGACATATCATAGTCGAGATAAAACTCCATTGTTCTCGTCTAGATTTGCTTGTCCTTATTATAGTCGAGATTCTTATAAATGTCAACTATAAAGACAGTTATTATTTATACATTTTATGAGTTTTGTGTGGGTATTCTGACCAAAAAAATTCCGAAAAACTTGACAAACTCCGATCCTTATGGTACGCTCGCTAAACTCACATCAGATGGCTACATTTCTACATGATTTTAACACACTCAATGAGCATAGATTCCACTCTGATTACCTACAGATTCCATCCAGACTTACGAACGATATAAAACACTCATTTATATTTAAAAAAGGCTTTATTAAATGTATAGACCCTTATATTGGTATATCATGATACATTTCGCCCTATGACTACCGTTTGATCTCACTCTCAAACTCCACCACCTTTTAGCCTTCATTTTTGACTCATTCTGATTGGATTCTTTCAATGTCTTTTTCTGTTAATTTATTGGTTTCTCCTCTCCAAATTTCCACAATATGGGCTGGTTTATCCGTCATATTACAACCCATGTGCCACTCTCCCTTTTCAATCAAACAACTTGCATTATTATGTAACTCATATATCATCTTTTCTTCTCCGATTCCCATGTGTATTTCTGCTGAACCACTTACCAAATTCCATAGTTCGCTTCGGTGTTCATGTCGTTGCATTGACAGACAAGAGAATGGTTCAATCACTAACTCCTTCACTTTGAATCCCTCTCCCAAATACAAATCCTTATAATATCCCCACTTCCGATTTGTTCTTGGACTTCTCCATCTATCTAACAACCAACTACTGCTCTCTGTCTTATCTCCTCCTACATTGAATACAAACTTTACTCTCTCATCATTCTGGTACATTTCATACTCTGGTATGTTTGATAATAACCGATCTCCTCCGTTTGCAAAGATTACATTATCATGTGTATATAACACTTGCTTAATTGCATGACATGATGAATTATCTGAGTCATTGAATATGATAACCTCATCTACCATACCAAGTTCAACTATGATACTTGCTCTGTTCTCAAGATTCATGAATGGTTGGCCTTTCTTCCGTGTCAGCCAATCATCTGAATTTAAACCAACGATGAGTTTATCTCCCAGTTTCTTCGCATTATTAAAGTAATTGATATGACCACTATGTATTGGGTCAAATCCTCCTGTCACTAATACTGCATTACTCATACCGATTTTTCCTTTTCTTTACAAATTTCAACTCTGACCATTGCGACTCATAACAACAAAGAAGTATATGTACATACCTGTGCGGATTATCCTCCTGATAATCGGGTTTCTCCTTCACTCCCACTTCGATTGTGATATACCTGTGTGGTGTATTCCATCCACGTTTTGGTGCTGTTGGTTCTGCCTTGAAATATACCCATCCCTCATGTACCTGACCCAACTCTGTAGTCCATTGAACATAATCGTTGACCTCTGGTTCATACATTACTTGACTCTCACGATCTTTATATCGTTTGGCGACACTCCGCTGGCTAGTAATTCCTCATGTTTTTGGGCCGCGCCCACCCTCGAAAGGCGAGTATATGAAGCATCTGGGGGATAATATCCAGTAGTTTGATTCTCTAATACATCATAGAGTTTCTCTGTATCCTTGATATCTTCTGTTTTTGCTTTTGGGGTATTTTCTAAGATAGCGACCTGTCTCTGTAGTTCTCCTTCTACGGCTGCGATGTGTTGATATAACTGCGAATACCAGTTGTTTCCTGAGATCATCTTTTCCAGTTCATCCAAATGATACTGAGCATTTTTAAGTTTGTTGAGTTCTGACGTTGACATGAGAAAATGAATTGATATGATTAATTATAAGAGTAAACTAACTAACCTCCGTCTATGTCACATCCGATCATTGCTCCTGTAACAATTCCTGTGGGTATCGCCCACCAACTGTCCTTACCTCTTGAAATCGAAGCTGCAATGCCACCACCGATCAAACCACCTGCAAGTGTGCCTTCCTTACAACTGTTATCATCCACCTCAACTCTTTTTTCGATAATGGTTCTTCTGGTCACATTTGGTTTGTCCTTACACTCATATTCGATAGTATCCTTCCATGATCTGACATAGCCGGGATTCTCCTCTGAGCCTGGAATGTACTCCTCCCTATATTCTGTGCGATAACACTTCTCTGATTTGGAATACCCTGCCTGATAATCGTCAGCAAGTGCTGTGAGTGGTATAATAGCAACAAGTGATGCCAATAGGATTTTCATTTGATTCTGCATTTTCTTTATTATACTATAATTTAATTAGTCTGTCCACTCTGCGACAGGTTGCTGTTTCTGTTTCTTTTCCATATTATCATAGAATCGATCAACTGAACCTTCCAGAATTTCAAAGATTCCATCAACTTCTTCGATGTAATCTGAGTCAGCATACTTAGTTGATGTCTCTAAGGCACATAGAATGACACTTATCTGCCCTTCTGTGAGATTGACATTATGTAGAATGTCCTTAAAGTTGTGATCCATTAGTTTGATACCTCCATGAGATTTTCAACTCTGTTCTGTAGTTCTGTGATGTAATCAACATCCTGTCTATCTAAGTTTGCATTATCAATGTAATAACTACAAAGATAATGAACTGTGGATAGATCATACTCTGATAGGAATGGTGCTGTTTTCATGAGTTTTCCTCCATTTTCTCAATGAGTTTACAAATGACATCAATAACGACATCATTAAATGTTTCTGGGTCATATCCCAG